AGCAAAAGATGCGGAAGGAAAAACAGCATGCCACTGATCTGGCGCTGCGCCGCCCGGGCGGCTAGAGAATCATTCCAGACCCGAACCCCGATACGAGAGGTATTGGCAAAGATCGGCTGGGAGATACACCCCCGGGCCGAGCCGCTAGACCAAGACATAACCTGTCGAGAGTTGACGGTCTGGGTACAAAGAAACGCACAAGAAATTAAAGGAGAGAAGGGATGAACTTACGAAAAGCAGCGCAGCAGGTGCTGGAGGCAATCGACTATTTAGATTCCCATCCAGAAGGCGGCATAGACGAAGCAGAAACTGCAATAGAAGCCCTCCGCGCCGCCCTCGCGCAGCCAGAGCCAGCATTGCTCAAGGATTGCCGAGAATATGCGAGCGCTGAAGGTAGCTGCGTCAACCAGTCTTACTTTAAAGCCACTCCAGTGGAAGCAGCGCCCACGGAACCAGCGCCGGGATGGTGCAAGCACTGCCAGCAGTACACGATTGACGAGCCGTTGCCAGCAGTGAAGCCTGATGTTCCCGCAGCGAATTTCGGGAACATGGAGCCGGTGGCGTGGATTTACAAGCCAAATCGGGAATTACTGTGGCCGTATGAAGTAGAGGCAACAAATCCGATAGGGATTGATGAATATTTGCCGCTCTACACCCACCCACCCCGCACGGCGCTGACTGATGCCGAAATCGCCGCTGCTTATCAAAAGTACTGCACAGCAGGCCGAATCGGTTTTGCTGACGCCGTTCGCGAGCTAATCGGAGGGCCGCGCAATGAGTAACGCCATCACAACAATCATTGGCGATCTACGCATATGTGGGCGACACGAAGCCGCAGACGCCCTGACCGCGCAGGCCGCAACCATCGCAGAGCAGGCCGCGCAGATCGAGGCGCTGCGGGCATTTGCTCAAGGTCTGGTAGACGACTACCAATCCGACGATGGGATGGCTGGGGCCAAGTACATCGTGCGCGATGCTGTTGCCGCCCTAGCCAGCGGGAAGGCGGTGACACCGTGAAGTTACAGCAAAAACAATTCAAACAAACGAAAGCAATAAAATGACAGAACAGCATATCGAGAAAAAGAACCAACAGGTCTGGAAAAAGAACGGGGTGACATACCTGCCCCATTACACCAAGCCCGGTATGTACGTTGGCCCGGGTTGGACCCATAGGGTGACTGATGACTTGGGTGAGACTGTCTACTATCCCCCCGAGTACACATTGGTCGAGTTAATCGCCAAGCAGGCGGTGGCCGAAGAAATGTTCCTATGGCCGAGGTAATCGAGGAAGAGGTAAAAGACAGAAGGTTTACCTTCACCCGATCCTGCTGGGGATGCAGGCAAAACAAAGAGGCCCCGGGAGGGCGAGTTAATAGACGCACAAAAATGTGGTTTTGTGCAGATTGTTCCGAAAGAAAAAATATGAATTGGCGTAAGGGAACCCCACCGAGCGAAGGATGGTGGCCGACAAAGCATTTTCTAAACGCCCATCAAGGTGCGTATCGCTGGTGGGACGGGGAGAAGTGGTCATGGCCAGCATTCGCCCATGAATCGGAATTCAAAGCCGCGCACTGGGCCAACAAAAAGGAATACAACAACGGACATGTACTGTGGGCAGAGCGCCCTGCAGATTGGCCAGATAGGAGTAAAACTTGACCCAAGACGACAAAGACGCAGAGATCGAGCGACTACGCAAAGCCCTTTACTACGAAGAGAATAGGTTCCAGCGCATAGGTACTCATGCGCCTGATTGCTGGAAGTGGGGACCGCAGCACTATGAATGTGCATTGCGGCATATCAAAGCACTCGAAGAAGATCAGGCATATATCAACGCACTAGGTCCATGCGGAAAGTAATCAAGGAAATTAAAATGAATCAACAAATGCAAGAGTCTTACGAAAGCGAAATGGCCGAAGAGCAGAAACGCATCGATGGCCTCGATGACGAGGAATTTGTGCAGGCCCTCGAGCGGTACATCGAGGCGATGCTAAAGACCAAGTGAGCAGTAGGGGCTTGCACACTTGTGCAACTCCCGATTACACTAGCAGCACTGCAAAACGCAGGGAACAAGGAAACGACATGGAAAAGCAAACCGCCCCCTTCGCCCAACTGCTGGCCGACGCCGTCAATATCGAGGGCATTCTCTCGAAGTGCTATAGCACCTTTCACGGCTACTCTATCGGCAACCAGATGCTGGCATGGAGCCAGTGCTTGAGCCGCGATATCCCTCTCGGCCCCATCGCCACTTACAAAAAGTGGGCAGAGCTTGGCCGTCAGGTCAAGAAGGGCAGCAAGGCCATCGCTCTGGTTATGCCGGTGACCGTTGCAAAGAAGGATGCCGCAGGCGAGAAGACCGGCGACATGGCTGCGTTTTTCGTTCTCAAGAACAACTGGTTTGTCCTAGAGCAGACCGAGGGAGATGAGTTCGCGCAGGAAGATGTCACCCCGGCTTGGGACAAGGCCAAGGCCCTCGAAGCCCTGAACATCACCGAAGAGAGGTTCGCCATGATGGACGGCAACTGCCAAGGCTATGCCCGTGACCGCAGCATCGCCGTCAACCCGGTGGCCGTGTACCCGCACAAGACCCGTATGCACGAGATCGCGCACATTGTGCTGGGACACACAAAGGAACACCTGATGCAGGACTCTGAGGTCACGCCCCGCGATATCCGCGAGGTCGAGGCAGAGGCCGTGGCCTATATTCTTTGCTCAGTGCTGGGGCTGTCTGGACTCGAAGATTCTCGCGGTTATATCCAGCACTGGATGACCGGCACCAACATCAGCGACAAGACCGCGCAGCGAATCTTCAGCGCAGCCAACAAGATTCTCGAGGCAGGCAAATAATAAGGGGGGTCTATGGATTCCGAGAGAATGTCAAACGCAATTATTTTGGCAGACAAGTGCTGGAACAAAGCAGCTAAAACAAGTCCAGATTTTGTTAGTCAATACTTGGATTTGGCAGTTAAGCTCTTGGAATACAAGCCCATTGTTTTGGGGGATGAATTTCGAGAAAACTGTGCGGCAAATAAACTTTATCTCCCGGCGTCTCTTCATCACAATACATGGGTTTCTGGAGTCAGAGCCCTTGAGTTGATTGGGTGGATTCGCCACAGGGGCTATGCAACCCCGACTAAGGGACACAACCATATGCCGCAGGTTTCCCTCTGGCAGAGCAACCTGTTCGAGGGCAACTGGACCGTGCCCAAGCAACTTACCCTGAACGGGTTCGACAACTTTCTTTAAAAAGTGCTTGCGTCATGATCTAAGTTCGGCTTACACTAGCATCACTGCGACGGTGCAGGCAACAAGGACTAGATCATGACTCACCCATTTGAAAAAGCTGGCCTCGGACAAGCCCCCTTCCGCTGCGTTGGCGTCACCGAGAACATCTTCATGCTCCCCGGAGGCGAGAGCAAGGCAGGCGGCTGCTGCGACTATTGCTATACCGGCATCCGCTACGAGTTCCACATTGAGTCTGCAGACCAGAAGAACTTCAAGGTTGGCTGCGACTGCGTCGGCAAGACCGGCATGGTTGCAGGCTTCCGCGAGGTCCGCGCCAAGCACGCCCGTGAGAAGCGTCAGGCAGGTGCCGCTATCCGCCGCGAGGCTCGTCAGGCAGAGTGGGCCGCACAACGCGCTCAGATGGCCGCAGACCGCCGCGCAGCCTTCGACGCAGCCTACCCCGGCTTGTCTGACCAACTGCTGGCTTACGAGGGCACCAGCGAGTTCGTTCGCAACATGCGCGGGGGCCTGATCGCTTGGGGTGGACTGACCGAGCGTCAAGCAGAGGCAGCACGGACCGCCCTGACCCGTCTGGCCCAGCAGGAAGTCGCCAAGGTCACCAGCAAGTGGTTCGGTGCTATCGGCGACAAGGTCACCCTGACCCTCACCGTCAACCGTGTGATCAACATGTCCTACGGCACCTACCCAACCATCGTGTCGTTTCTCTACCTCTGCACCGACGAGAACGGCAACGCCGTCAACTACAAGGGCAACAGCGCAGTCTTCGACAACGCCGATACCGTGACCGTTAAGGCGACGATCAAGGAACACACAGAGTACAACGGCGTGATGCAGACCGTGATCCAGCGCCCGAAGCTGGTAGCTTAAAAAAAGTTTCAAAAGGGGGTTGCAGAGTCTTGCAACCTCCGGTTAAACTAGCGTCACTGCAACACGCAGGCAACCAAGGAACCGAAATGAACAAAGTCTTCAACACCTTCGCAGTCCGTACCGACATCGTTGTGATTGGCCGCAACCCAGAGATGGCCGACTACAACAACCGCGACGGCTCGATCTTTGGCTACGCTGCCTACGTCGAGGCATCTAACGACTACGGCGACACCCGTGAGTTTTTTGTTTGCTCCGCAGTGCGCGAAGATGAGGCCACCGCAGAGGCTGACGAATTGGCGCAGCGCCTGACCGTTCGTTTCGAGTCGCTTGGCAAGCTGCCAGTTGGCTTCGCTGCTTGGAATCAAGGCCGCGCAGTCTACGGCTCCGAAGCATGGGCAGAGTACGGCAACGATGACGAGTTGGCCTACGAGCGCCGCGAACTGGCTGACGAATTCGCGTATTAAATTTTCATGCAGGGGGTTGCACAATGATGCAACTCCCGCTTACACTAACGGCACTGCAGCACGCAGGTAATCACTTCAAGGCGCAAACATGAAAACGATCTACATTTACAACAACGAAACCGGCAAGCAAGTTGACGCCATTGAAGGGTTTGACAACAACGAGTGCGAAAAGCTGGCTCAAGACAAGTGGGGTAGCGACGATTACCACTGGTCATATGCCAATGCCGCCATCAGCGATGCCGTTTAAAGCCCAGCATGAGCGCAGACGCAAGGGCTTCGGCCCTCACCTCGAAGGCCCTCGAGGTCACCCAGCAGTACGAGGGCACGCTGACGCCGAAGCTGCTCAAGATGGTGGCCGAGGCCTACATCACTCGCTGGTTCTACGCCCAGTCACTGACCGTGGACCCCGAGGCATTGAGGTCCATCATGCGCGATGCGGTGGCCGGGGTACATCAACACTTCGACAATGCCCCAGAGAGCCCCATAGCAGCCCCTACAAGCCCTTCAAAGGCCGCGACAAGGTCAGAGGTGCCTGAAGGCGTTACAGAGGCTACATGGGCCGATTTCCTGCTGGTCAGGAAGGCGAAGAAGGCCCCGGTCACCGCGACCGCGATTGTCCGCATCAAGAGCGAGGCAGAGCAGGCAGGCTGGACCCTCGAGAGAGCCCTGCAGGAGTGCGTCAGCCGGGGCTGGACAGGCTTTAATCACGCATGGGTGGCAGAGCCAGCAGTAAAGGCTGATGTTGTCCGCATGACGACACCGGCAAGCACCGAGCGCGACCCGGCACTGCTCAAGATCGACGCAGACCGCCGAGAGGCCTGCAAGCCCAATCCGCAGGCAATGGCGGCATTAAAGGCCCTTGCACAAAAGATGGCGGCATGAGGTCCAACTGCATGGGTGGCTGGTGTGAGATCAGGGACAAGTGCGCCAACCACCGAGTCAGCAGCCGGGTAATCATCGAGCGACTCTGTGAGCCGGGACAGACAGACGCATACATCAGATTCCACGAGCCCAAACGCTGGCCATTCCCAATACATACCCGCCAAAAGGAAAAGCAATGAGCGAGATTCAAAAGGCCAGAGACGAATGGAAACATACTATCCAGCACAAGGGAGGCCATTGCCCAGTATGTGATAAGTGGGGTAAAATCAACGGGTGGTTTTTTAATGCCGCGATGGCTAAGTCACTGATATGGCTGACCCTCGCGCCGCATGATGAGGATGGCTGGGTAGACGTCCCAAAGGATGGTCCGCGCTGGCTAGTCAAATCAAACCAACTCCCGACAGTCGCCAAGTGGAAGCTGATAGAGCGCAAGCCCTCAGATGACTCAAGACTCAAGCACAAAGGATTCTGGCGTCCCACACAGAGAGGCCTAGACTTCTCCCGCAGCAAGGTCCAAATCCCAAACAAGGTCTGGGTATACAACAACACCATCGAAGGCTTCTCAGATGAGTGGGTATCCATCAAAGACTGCTTCAGCACTCACTTCGACTACGAAGCCGCAATACGCGCAATGTTTGTTTTGAAGTAAACTTCCTTCATCGCAAACAGATAAGGGAATCAGCCATGACTGAATCCGCGCCGCCAAAACCCAAAAGCAAGCACAGCAAAGACGTTGCTCGTACTGAACCAGTACCTGAACCCAAAAAGATGGGTAGGCCCTCTAAGTACACAGAGGCTCTAGCAGCAGAGATGGTAGAGAGGTTGAGTAACGGAGAGCCACTACGCCAAATATGCCGTGACGATCACATGCCTGCTTGGTCGAAGGTCTATGAGTGGACCGCAAAGAACAAAGAACTAGCGGGAGCCATCGCGGATGCCAGAGCCCTTGGTCAGGATGCTATTGCTGAAGATACCCTGCAGATCATCGACCAACTGCCGCACCAGATCGTCGATGACAAGGGTGTTGCCCGTTACGACTCTGCCTATGTCCAGTGGGCCAAGAACCGGGTTGAACTCAGGCTCAAGCTGCTGGCCAAGTGGAACCCCAAGAGGTACGGGGACAAGGTACAGGTTGCCGGGGATGCCGAGAACCCTCTCAATACTGTCGTGTCCTTCGCGCCCTTCGAGGCGATCCTGCAAAACATCGAACTCAACAAGCAACAATGAACGATCCATTTGAAGACTTCAAGCCGCAGAACGCAGCGTACTGGGATCGCGTCCGTCGAGACAACACGAGCGCTTTCGTTGTGGACAAGGAGCCTGATGTGCCTATCGAGCCACCAGCGCCCCTTAGAGCGGACGACAGGCAGGTAGAGGGGTCGCACTATAAAGAGATGCCGGTGCAGCCTTGGGACGTTATAGAGGCCGTCCTGACCCGTCAGGAGTTCATTGGCTTCCTCAAGGGCAATATCATCAAGTACAGCATGCGGCAGGGCCTCAAGACTCCCGGTGATCCGGAGAAGGCGCAGCACTACATGGACAAGCTGGCCGAGGTCCAAGCGCACGAATGAGCGCACTGTTTGAGATCGTCAAGGACGAGGCCATACGGGAGCAGTACGGCAAGTTGCCTCCTCACCTCCGCGAGGCTTTTGCATGGCGCTCTGGCTGGCTTCTAAAGGCCCACCCGCACCAGATCGTGCCATCAGGGGACTGGTGGTCCATCTGGCTGCTTCTCGCAGGCCGTGGAGCCGGTAAGACCCGAACCGCAGCCGAGCAGATCGCATGGTGGGCGTGGACCATGCCAGAGACCCGTTGGCTCGTCTCAGCCCCAACCAGCAGCGACGTCAGGGGCACCTGCTTCGAGGGCGACTCCGGGCTGATCAACGTCATCCCCGAGTGTCTGGTGGCCGACTACAACCGCTCGTACCATGAGATCAAGCTGATCAACGGCTCCCTGATCAAGGGAGTGCCAGCATCAGAGCCAGAGCGCTTCCGAGGTGGCCAGTATCACGGGGCTTGGTGCTGCCTCCCCGGCACGCTGATCGAGTTGCCCAACAACGAGCGCAAACCCATCGAGCGCATCGTGGCTGGCGAATTCGTTATGACCCGCCACGGCCCAAGGAAAGTATTGGTTTCTTGCGCCTCAAAGAACCCCAATGAATTGGTGTACATCGATTGTGGTGAAACGAGTTTGACAGTAACGTCAGATCATCCGATACTTATTGGTGACCAGTGGATTCCTGCTGGCAGCATTAAGGCGGGGGATTTGGTATGGGCTACAAACGCATTGGCGGCAGGTACGCGCACCGAGTGGCATACGAACAAGCCTACGGGCCAATACCCAAGGGCTGGGTCGTTCATCACAAGGATGAAGACAAGGGCAACAACGATCCTGAAAACCTTGAGGCAATGCCTAGAGGTCAGCATCAAAGGCTCCACACTACCGATAGGCCAGCATCAGCCAATCAACAGGCCGCAGCCGCTGATACCCTTGCTCGACTGCGAACGCCTAAGCCTGCTGAGTGCCTTCAGTGCAAGGCTGGATTTGTTTCGTTGTCTGCAAACAAGGCTGGTCGATTCTGTTCGAGGCCATGTCTCGAAGCATGGCGAGACCAAAGATTCGTTCCAGAGCAGCGGGAGTGCCTTGTCTGCAAAGGTGCATACCTTGCCAAGCGACCCTTCCAACGATACTGCTGCAAGCAATGCAACGCCAAGTCCACAACCCGAACCTATCGCACTCAGGCAACTGGCGGTACAAAGCGTCGAACGCTTACCGAACTCACAAACCTACAGCCTGACAGTTGAGGGTGAGCATGAGTTCATTGCCAACAGCATCGTTGTTCATAACTGCGATGAGTTGGCAGCATGGGAGTACCTCGACGAGGCATGGAGCCAGATTCAATTCTCGGTGCGCCTAGGTACTAAGACCAAGATTATCTGCACTACTACTCCACGACCCAAAGATATTATCGTTGAGTTAGTAGGCCGTGATGGCGATGACGTCAAGTTAACTACCGCATCGACCTATACTAATATCGATAACCTTGCAGATAACTTCCGCAAGCAGATACTGCAGTATGAGGGCACTAATCTCGGCAGGCAGGAGATATACGCCGAACTGATTGACCCCGAAGAGTCGGGTATCGTCAAGCGCAACATGTTCAAGCTATGGCCTGCCGACAAGCCGTTCCCCAAGTTCGAGTACATCATCCAGAGTTACGACTGCGCGTACACCGAGAAGACGCACAACGATCCGACTGCCTGCATTGTGTTCGGCATGTTCAAGCCCCTCGACGGGCCTATGTCTGCGATGGTGATCGACGCATGGCAGGACCGGCTGCAGTACCCTGA